TCCGCCAACATATAGCCACATTTATAATCTAAAAACTGTTCAAATGTCTAATGACAAAGGAACATGGTTTGGATGGGAAGTAACTAAAGTTGGTCCTGTATCAGATAATGGTGTTTATAACATTGCAAAAAGCTTTGCTGAAAGATTAGGCAAGGGTGATGTGCAAGTTAAACATGGATCTGATGAATCAAAAACAGATTCTCCATATTAATCATCTAACGTAAGTTAGATTCCTAGGATTGGGCGTGGAAGCAAGCGTGGAAACGCCCAAGACAAAACATGAGTATGAAAGGTAAATAATGAAATGAGTATAGATAAATTTAAAAATATATTTAAAGGCTTAGAAAGAGCACATGGATGTACTAAAGTTGGTCCAAGTAATAACAACGGAGAAAAAGTTAAAGGACAATCTTTTGTAGTACGAGAACAAGTTACAGATGAACTTTGGACAAAACATTTACAGGGGACACAAAGTTTAGGAATTATTCCAATCAACGAAGAGAATCAATGTGTATGGGGATGTGTAGATATAGATTCATATGCAGGGTTCGATCATAAAAAATTAATAGAAAAAATAAAACAATTTAAACTACCTTTGGTAGTATGTAGATCAAAGAGCGGCGGCGCTCATGTGTTTCTCTTCTCAGAGAAGCCCGTCGACGCAGAAAGAATGAGAGACAAGCTTACAGAAATAAAGACACTACTAGGATACGGCGGATCAGAAGTCTTTCCAAAACAAATCAAATTAAAATCACAAGACGACACAGGAAACTTTTTAAACTTACCATACTTTAATGGTGATGACGGAACAAGATATGCATTTAAAGAAGATGGAGCAGCAGCATCTTTAGAAGAATTTTATGGAATCTATAATAATGTAAAACAACTAGATGTTGGTTCCGTAAAAGTACAGAGGCCTCAATCAGAATTTTCTGATGGGCCTCCGTGCATAGAACTAATGGCTATAAATAAAATTCCAGAAAATGGTGGACGCAACAATGCGATGTTTCATTTTGGTGTGTATGCTAAAAAGAAATGGCCATCAGAATGGAAGACAAAATTAACTATGTTTAATGCGGATGCAACAGAAAAACCATTAACTGAAAATGAATTAGATGTAATAAAAAATCAACATTCTAAAAAAGATTGGGGATATAAATGTAACGATGTTCCTATGTGTAATTTATGTGATAAAAAATTATGTAGAAGTAGAAAATTTGGAATAGGAGAAGAGATTGTATTTCCAGCTCTAACAGATTTACAAAAAATTAAATTAGAAAAACCATATTATTATCTTAATGTAGATGGAGAACGACTACACTTAGAAAATGTTAAATATTTAAAACAACAAGGTTTGTTTCAAGAAGCTGTTATGGAACAGTTAGATTTTATGCCTCCAACAATTAAACCGAAAGATTGGATAAATATAATTAACCCATTAATGAAGAATCACGAACCAATAGATCCACCTGAAGGTGTAGCAACAACAGATCAATTACAGAATCATTTAGAAGAGTTTTGTTTAAATAGACATATTGGAACTGAAATAAGTGATCTTAAATTGGGTGGTGTATGGACAGATGATGGTTATCATCACTTTATATTTAGTAAATTTTATAATCAATTCTTAATTAGACAGAGATGGGATGTGAATTATTCTAGAACTGCACAAATGTTAAAAGAAGTATGTAATTGTGAAGACAAGAGAATTGGGAAAGATAGGATTTCAGTATTTATGGTGAAACAATTTGATAAAAAAGAAGAAGAATATCCTCAAAAAGAATTAAAACCGAAGGATGTATTTTGAGACCAGCAGATCAATTATTCTTATTTCCAGGACTAGATCCTTTTAAAACTATCATAAAAGATATTGATTATGTTGATGTATCTGATTTAGTAGATCCAAAACCCAGTCATGCAAAACTAAATAATTATAGTTTAGTACCTAAAGGAAAATTTATTCTTTTTAAAGAAGGTTTTGTAAATCCCTATAGACCAGAACTAGGAAAAACTCATCCATTTATAAAGAATAAAGAAACCGGAAAAATTCTAGCTATGAATATGTCTAAGTGTTATTTAAGGTCCTGTATTAATGTAGTGGTGAATGGAAAAATAATTATAGTAGATATTAAATATCATAGAGTAAATGCTATAGGTTTTGTTGAAAATGATAATCCGAAAAAAAAATTTTTAGTTGATCATAAAAATAGTGACAGGGTGGACAATAGAGCTAGCAATTTACGTTGGGTAGATAATAGCCTCAATAATAAGGGAGTTTCTAGATCTAGAGATATGTGTTGGGAAGAAAAATTAGTTAAAAAAGGAAAAATATAATGAAGACCATAGTATTAGGACCACCAGGTACAGGGAAAACAACTACACTATTAAATAAAGTAGATAATTATTTAAAACAAACTGATCCAGATAAGATAGGTTATTTTGCTTTCACACAAAAAGCTGCACACGAAGCTAGAGATAGAGCAATTAAAAAATTTAATTTAACTGAGGATGATCTTCCATATTTTAGAACACTGCACTCACTAGCATTTAGAAAATTAGGATTAAAAAAAGATCAAGTGATGCAACCAAGACATTATAAAGATCTAGGAAAAAAACTAGGATTTCCAGTTAGTTATGCCGAACACCAAGAGGATCAAGGTATATTCACTTCTGATAGTGAATACTTACAAATAATTAATTTAGCAAAACTTAGAAATATAACTCCAGACAAACAATATGAACTTCAAGAACATACTCAAGATCTAGAAAGAAATAAACTTACTATTATATCTCATGAAATAGAAAGATATAAAAAAGAATATAACTTAATAGATTACAACGACATGATTTTAAATTTTATAAAATCAGATAAGTCTCCAAAATTTGATGTTGTGTTTATAGATGAAGCACAAGATTTATCTTTAATGCAATGGGACATGACAAAAACTATCTGGGATAAAGCAGATGATACTTTTATTGCAGGGGATGATGATCAGGCTATTTTTAAATGGGCTGGTGCTGATGTAAATTCTTTTATAGCTTTACAAGATCAAATGATCAATCTTCCACTTATCCAATCACATAGAATACCAATGAAAGTACATAGGCTTGCTATGGGTATAATAAATAGAATTAGAAATAGAATAAATAAAAATTGGAAACCTAAAACTAATGAAGGAGGTTTACATAGATATTTTGATGTAGATTCAATTAATATGTCATCAGGTGAATGGTTAGTACTAGCTCGTACTAAATACATGTTAAAAGAAATAGAGGATACTTTATATCGTAAGGGGTTATATTATGAAAATAAATATAAAAAAAATTACGAGAAAGATATGCAAGAAGCGGTTACTGATTGGGAGCACTTAAGACAAGGACAACTATTGTCTTATAAACAAGTTGAAAAGATTTATGGTTATATGAATACTGAACACGCAGAAAAGAATAAATTAAAAGGAATGGTGAAAGACTCATACTATGGTATTGACCTATTGACCAAGGACCACGGATTAAAAACTAATAAAGTTTGGTTTGAAGCTTTCAATGATGCCGGTCAACAACGGGTAAAATATTTAAGAAAAATGAGAAAGAATGGAGAAAAATTAAATAAACCACCAAGAATAAAATTATCTACGATTCATGCTGCTAAAGGTGGTGAATGTCAAAACGTTGTATTATTAACTGATCAAACAAGAACAACTATGAGTACGTACGAAAAGAATCCTGATGATGAGAATAGACTATATTATGTAGGTGCAACAAGAACAAAAGAAAACCTGCATATTATAGAACCTAAAAGACCAGATAAAGGATTTATAATATGAAAGATATATATAAAAAGCAGATAGGTGGGACTCACTATCAATCGATGGTTATTCAACCATCCGAATTTATAAATAGAAATAATATTCCTTTTGCTGAAGGGAATGCAATTAAATATTTATGTAGACACAAACAGAAAAATCAAAAGCAAGATTTATTAAAAGCAAAACATTATATTGATATGGCAATAGATAGAGATTACCCGGAACAGCCGGAAGAAGAAAAGAAATCAAACTCATGGGGAATAGTAGATGAGAAATAAAATTTTAATTATACATGCTCAATGGCTAAAAGATAATGGTTATCCATATGAGGATTGTATTGAACAGTCTTTTCCTGAAAATGATTTCAGAGATAAAAAAGGTAAAACAAACTTAATCAGAGACAAACAAGGGAGATTTATAAAACTATGATACAAGTACCACTATTTAAACCACAAACTGAATGGCTGCCGCCAGAAGAGTTTCCAGATCTATCCAAGTATGATGAGATAGCAATTGACTTAGAA